AGGCTCGAAAACAAGTACGGTTGGAAAGAAAGAATGACCCCAAGCTTGTTACTAGGCATATGCTTCCAAAAGAAAGCTGGTCTGCTACAGATTCCGGTATGGAGTTTAAGGAGCGTCTTGAACAGCATTGGAATATTTCACCGTTTGCAATGATGGCTAGCCATCTTGTTCCAAGCATTTCTAAATTTAGAAACCGGCTTGACACTGACGGTGAGGTTGAGTGTAAGATGATGGACTACTTCTTTAGTCGTATTCAGATGGACAAGTACAATGACCCAAATAAGTTAGTTGACATGTTTGTTAAACAAGCTGATGAGCTATACCACATGGCTAAAGCTTCATTAGTTTCAGTTGAAGTTAAAGAGGCTCAACAAGTACTTGCAGACAAATCTTGGGATTGGATGGAGAACTGATGTACAAGTTAGCTGACGTGCCTTTGCGCCGCCGAACATGGATTCAGATTGCGCAATTACCTAAAGCTAGGATTGGTTGGGAATTTGAAGATTGCTCCGAAGTAACTACCAACGACCTTTCTAAGGTCATGCTTTGGGTCAAACAACTTCAAACTGGAAATATTATCCGAGCAGAAGGGAAGAAATCTTGTGGTAAGGGCCTATTAATTTCAGGCGACCCTGGTCATGGAAAAACAACTTTAGCAGCAGTTGTAATACAGGAAATCTTAAGGACTTTTAGCCCAGAGACTTTTGTTATTGAACCGGGTAGAACTTTAATTAGACCGTGTTATTTTATTACCTTTGCTTCATTGATTGACCTTAAAGGCGACACAATGAACAAAGAACGAGATGACGAAGACGAAAAGTTGTACCAAGGAATTATGGGAACTTGCGGTGACGATGCTTATAACGTAAGGGTTTTAATCATTGACGATATTGGTAAAGAGCACGCAACCGCATCTGGATGGAACAAATCCATGCTTCACCATGTAATTAGGACTAGATTTGACTTAGGATTGCCTACAATTGTAACTACAAATGTACCATTAAATGCCTGGGATGCCAAATATGGTAACGCAACAGAGTCGTTTGCCCGAGAAGCCTTTAGCCATCTTGTACTAGAATCTAAGAAGGGAGACCTACGCAAATGAAAGGCTTCGCTGTGGACGCTAAACTAAAGTTGATACAGGTATTTTTAAGCAATGGTAAATCATCCGGACCTCTTGTATCAGAGGTGTCTATAAACCTTGACACAAAAAAATTATTTTGCACATGCCCAGGATTTTCGGGAAGGTCGTACTGCAAACATGTTCAGTTTGTAAAGGCTAGAACCGACTCTGATAATCAAACTTACCCAATGGAACTATCAAGCGAGGCTACAGACGAAGAAATTTCTGCAGCTGAATGCTCTATTGATGGATTTAGGGAGTTAGTAATTAGGCATGGCAAGATAGAGATTCTATGAAAAACGGGGATATCAGCAATGACATACCAAAACGGCTGCTTATTAATGCTGATATTTTTGTAAACGTAGATGTAGATATAACTAGAAAGTATGTAGTACTTGTAAAAGTAAAAAAGCATGTAACTTACGATAAGTTTATTTTAAGCAGGCTTTATCGTTTTGCAATAAACACGGGCATAACAATTGAGTTAATATCGTACTCATTAGACCAAAACGAAATGGACTTGTTGCACGCCGAACTTGACAGACTAGGAACAAATCCGTTTAGATATGCAACCTCAATCAAAAGCCCTTATAAGCTAATGGAAGAACTGCCTTATAGACCTGAAGTTATTGGGGTAGTAGATGTCACTGAAAGAAAACTTATATATGGACATTGGAGCTACGACTTAACATGAGCATTGAAAACCGACTACTAAACCGAGCACTAAATGATAAAAAAGTTGCAGTCCTTATCGAAAGAGGGGTTGACGCCTCCTGGTTTGTAGATGAGACTGATATTCGACTTTGGCAATTTACTAAAGAGCATTTCAAAAACTATGGCGAAGAACCAAGTGAAGATGCAATCACAGAAAACTTTCCAACGTATGAGCGTAAAGACGTATTAGATAATCTTGATTACTTAATTGATTCTGTAATTCAAAACCGACGTAATGTTGCTATTACAACACTGATTCGTCAAGCAATCAATCCGATTGAAAACGATAAAGATTACGAAGGTGCCTTATCTGCAATTCATCGCGGCCTTGTAAAGCTTGAGGAAGACGGTCTAACTGAAAGCACCGACTTTGACCTAACTAAAGACCCAATGAAACGTTGGGATGAATACACAGAGCGTAAAAACCTTCCAGACGGTTTGCTTGGGGTTGCAACTGGCATTTCAACTATTGACCTAGCAACTAATGGGCTTCAAAAAGGTCAACTGATTGTTTTGGTCGCTACCCCTAAAGTAGGTAAATCAACGCTTGCGTTGCAGATTGCTTGCAATGTTCACCGAGAAGGTTTTGTTCCCTTTTTTCAATCTTTTGAGATGACCAACATAGAGCAACAGCATAGGTATGACTCTATGCGTGCCCGAATCTCCCATGCAAGGCTACGAACAGGTCAGCTCACAGTTGAAGAGGAATCAAGATACCAAGCAAAACTTCGTAGCCTTGAAGATTACCCACAAAAGTTTTGGTTGTCCGACGCTGGTCGTGCTTCTACTATTTCAACAATTGTAAGTAAGATTCAGTTACATCGACCTGATGTTGTTTTTCTTGATGCTGTTTACATGATGGTTGACGAAATTAGTGGAGAGATGGGAACCCCCACCGCATTAACCAATATTACGCGTAACTTAAAAAAAGTTGCACAAAGGTTTGACATCCCCATCTTTATTACTACGCAGGCTCTTACATGGAAACTACGCAAAGGTCAACTTGTTGCGGATTCCATTGGATATTCTTCGTCATTTTTTCAAGACGCAGACGTACTGTTTGGTCTTCAACGAGAAGATGAAAATGTAGATGACACCAGACTTCTTCGTATTCTTGCAAGTCGTAATACAGGTACCGCTGAAGTATCAATGCTATGGGACTGGGACAGCGGGCAGTTTCGTGAATTAAACGAGGATGACCTATGACACTAGATGATATGGAAAAAGTTTTAAAAAGTCTTGGTATTGAGCCTTTAGGTACAAGCGGTTGTGAAATTCGAGCTCTATGCCCGGGTCATTTAGAACGTACAGGTAAAGAGGACCGAAGACCATCTTGGTTTATTAACGCTGATACTGGGGCCCACATTTGTTTTTCGTGCCATTTTAAGGGTAGTTTGATGTATCTGGTTGGGTACATTAACAAACTTTATAGCCCAGATGGAACTATGGATTTTGACCAAGCAAAAGATTGGCTTGGAACAAAAGGTTCTTTATCCTCAGCGTTAGATAGGGCAGTAACTATAAACGTAGACGTCCAAGACACCAACTTTGTGGAAGAAGAGTGGCTAGCTGCTTTTAGCGCCCCACCAGCCTACGCCCTTACATCACGCGGATTAAGTCCTATAGCGGCGGAGTGCTATGAAGTTTTATGGAACAAACAAAAAGACTCTTGGGTTCTTCCAGTTAGGCGTGGAGCAAACGGAGAACTTTTAGGGTGGCAAGAAAAAGGCTTTACAGGTAGATACTTCAACAATTACCCCGCCGGGATGAAAAAAAGCGAATCTGTATTTGGATTACAAAATTATAGTTCAGGTGATTTAATTGTTGTGGAGTCCCCATTAGATGCCGTTAGGCTAGCTTCTTTAAACATCAACACTGGTGTAGCAATATATGGGTCCTTCATATCAAAACAACAAATCAACTTGATTAAACCGGCTGATAGGCTTATCTTTGCCTTTGACAATGATTTAGCTGGAATAGAAGCTAGTAAAAATATCATCAAGGTTTTACAAGACCTTTGGTTTGATGCGTGGTTTTTTAATTACGACAAAACAGACCAAAAAGATATTGGTGGTATGAGCCGAACCGAGATAGAATATGGATTACAAAATGCCCGCCACTGTACAACGCAGTCTCAATTATTCACGGTCTGACCTATCTAATAGGGACAACAGAAATTTGAGTCTTGCAATGAATGCCGCCGCTTCCTCTACATGTAGAATGAAACATGGTGCAGTAATAATTCGCGGCGGTAGGGTTCTTTCTATAGGAATTAATAAGTTTAGAAATAACCCTGCTGTAATGCCTACAGAAATTGCAAAACAAGTATGCTCAGTCCATGCTGAGATTGATGCAATAAAAAAATTAGATAATGCTCGGTACGCTACGATATATGTGGCAAGAGTAAACAACCTTGGAAAGCCAATGTTGTCTAAACCTTGCCATGCATGTTACGATGCAATAACTGACGCTGGAATTAATAAGATTGTATACACACTACCTTAGGAGAAAAGATGCCAAGTAAAAGCAAATCAACAGCCGAGTTATCAAATTTTGATAAAGACGTGGCAGACATTGCGGCTGAGTTAGCAGAGTTGTTAATTAAAAAGCATTATGACTATGGCCCAACAAATATCAGCGAAGCCCCAGGCGGAGCTATCAACGGGTTAATGGTTCGCATGCATGACAAGATGGCTCGTATGAAAAATCTTATCTACAATGCACGAACCCCAAACTACGAAAGCCTTGAAGATACCCTTATGGACATGGCAAACTATTCCATCATTGCATTAATGAACTTACGTGGAAAGTGGCCTAATAAATAATGCCTATGTATGAATACCAGTGCTCAAAGTGCGAGACACTGACAGAGTTCAACGTCCCTATTGACCAACGTGATGGGTACGTGTTCTGCCCTGACTGTACTTCTAATATGAAACGCCTTATCAGCCCCCCGGGCGTTATATTCAAGGGCGGCGGATGGGGAGGACAAGGATGAGTTTTACTGGAACACTTCTGCCTTATCAACCTGAAGCCGTAGATAAGATGTGCGAACGTGGTTCCATGTTGGTTGCTTATGACTTGGGTCTGGGCAAGACAGTCTTAACAATTGCTGCTATTGAGCGGTTGATGGATGAGGGCCGTATCCGCGAACCGGGTCTCATTATTTGCTTATCCAGTCTTAAATACCAATGGGCATCTCAGATTGAAAAGTTTACTAATGGAAGTGTCCCTTTAGTAATAGATGGCTCCCCTTCAAAGCGGGCTGAACAATATCAATTAGCTAAAGATTGGAAGGAATCAAAAGTTGACTACATCATCCTTAACTACGAGCAAGTGGTCAATGATTGGAATTATGTCTCTAAGTTGCCTCGTGGTTTTGTTGTTCTTGATGAAGCTACAGCGATTAAAAGCTTTAGGTCAAAGCGTTCAAAGAGTGTTAAGAAACTTGGAACAGCGACTTTTAGATTTGCTCTTACCGGAACTCCAATAGAAAACGGAAGACCAGAGGAGCTATATTCAATCTTGCAGTTTGTTGACCAAACAATTTTAGGCAAATTTGATGTGTTTGACAATAAATACATTATACGTAACTCTTGGGGTCAAGTTTCCGGGTATAAAAATTTACCGGATTTAACTAAGCGTGTTTCAACGGTTTGCATCCGTAAATCACAAAGCGACCCAGACGTTTCCCCATTTTTACCAGACACTATTCATAAAGACCCTATTTTTGTTCCGTTCGATAGAGCAGCTGCTAAAGTTTATAAAAAGATTGTTGACGACCTCAAATATGACTTAGAGACTGCCCAATCAATGATGGGTTCAAACTTTGACGTATTCTCTTATTACGGTATGGCTGACTCAGGTAATTCCGGTTTCGGTGAAATTCAAGGCGAAATCATGTCAAAGTTAATGTGTTTAAGAATGCTTTGCTCACACCCAGATTTGCTTAAGTCCAGTGCAGA